GTTCAAAGTGGACTACCTCAGTGACTAATTTAAGGTTGACATGCGTTAGATACTAATACAAATCCGGTCTTATGTAAGTGAGCTGCGGCAGGTCGGGCAAAATATGTACGATCTGCGCCAGCTTGAAAGTTTGAAAACGGTGCAGATCTTGTACATCCTAACAATCTATTTCCGGATCTACTAGTAAACGAAATAATTTCGTTGTCAATGTACGTAGTTCCCGAATCAGGGAAGAAACTGCCATCTTCTAAGTCAATATAATCTTGAGAGCTGTCCATAGCTTCTGCCAACTTTCCTGGGAAGCCTTCGTTCGTAACCTCATATCGAACTGGTAAGTTACCCGAGCGCATAAACGCTTCCGTGTTAACGTTAC